TTGCGCCACAAAGTGAAATCGACCGTCAGCACTTGCGACGCCATCGACAAGCCATCGCTTGCCGTGATCTCCTCAGGCGCTCCGGTGCCCGCCGTGGTGCGTCCGATCAGCTTTGCCGTGGATACGAGGATAGGCGCGGAAGCCGTGGCGAAGTACGGGACCGAAGGATTTACCGAGGACAGCAGCCCATACGACACGGCAGACAGCCCGGAATCGAGCGAGCCAGAGTCCCATACCACCGTCACGGTCGTGACCGCAGCAAAAGCAGACACGGAAATGCGCCCGTAGATGGTGCCCGCCGTCACCGTCGCCTTCACCCGGCGATTCACCTGGAACGTGCTGGTCTGGTCGCCCACCAGGCTGAATTGCGTCGCTCCGATGTACGTAGGCGCGGGTCCGCTCACCCACTGGTCAATGGTGATCGTGGTGTCGTTGATTCCCCGGAGGTTGTCGATTGTCCAGACCGGCGAGGTCGGCGGGTCGGTGTCCGTCGACGGCGCAAGAACCGCCCTATACGCCTGCCCGGCAGTCAGCCAAATCTGCGTTGCCGGCTCACCGAGGGTGTTCATCACCAGCGGATTGGCGTTCGCTACCGTCCCGGTCGAGTCCGTGTAGGTGTTCTGCTTGGTCGAGGTTGAGCCTGCGACGTACCAGAACAGCTTGTACCCGGACGCGGGTAGGCCCGTGGTCAGCATGAATTGGGGTTTGGGACCCAGAGGACTACAATTGACGGTCGGCATTGGAGACTTTCGTGATGACTTGGGTACTTGCTATCCTGATTCGCCCGTTTGCGGCATTCTTCCTGCTGGCCTGCGTCCTGCTGCCGATTCGGTTTGCGGTCAAGGCGTGGTTTCCAGAAGGCATGATCAAGCGGTTATTGCTTCTGCGTGTTGACTATGCCGGGCAGCGCGAGCGCGCCGGGCGCCAGTAGCTTGGTCAGGATGTCGCTGTACGGCGCACGCGGCGTTTCGGTCGCAATGGTCAGCAAGCGCGCAATAGTGCCGGGATCGATGGCCGCATCCGCCAAGCGGCTTGCCATTTCCCGGTTTGCCCGCCCGTAGACAGCATCCGCACCACGCCCTGCAAGGTTGCCCATTACCTGCATGCCGGTCATGTTGCGCAGCCAAGAAGGAACGCCCGCCGCGTCCACCATGTTGCTGTAGGCGAGTTTCTGGATCGTGTCCGAGCCTACCCCCTTGCCGAGATTCTGCGCAGATTGCGCGCGGGCAAGATCAGCCGCGATCGTCTCAACCTTTGCAGCCTCTTGGGGGGTCAAAAGCCCTTTCAAAGCCGACGCCCGAGCTTGCTTCCACTCTCGAAATGCCGCAGGTGTCAAGTTCCGTTCGGCGTCCGTCAACGCATAAGACTTCAACGCTTTCACTACATCAGATTGATCGCCCGCAACCCGCATGAATGATTGAATGTCTTGCGCTTGTCCAGGCGATGAGTTGAAAAAGCGTGGCGCCAACTCGGCCCCGGTGGCGCGCGGCAACCCATCTGACCCGGTGCGAAATCCGGCAGCCTGCGGCCCGGTATGGAATCGCTGCATCTTGTCAGCGTGCGACTTGAGCGCCTCACGCCAGCGCAATACTTGATCGGCCCCGAATGCCTCCCCGATGCTGCCGCCACCATCCGCAACCGCTGCAATTTTGTTTTCAATCTCGGTCTGCATCTGGCGCAATGCCGCCGCCTCTTGCTTGTTGCCGGCCAGTTTTGCCGCCTGCGCCGCCTCACCCAAAGACGAGCGAAAATTCTGAATGGTCTGGAATGGCAACGCCTTAGGAATCTGGCCACCTCCACCACCCTGCGATAGCGCCCGCATGGCTTCATAAACCGCATCCGAAGCCTCATTCCCTAGCGATACGCGCCCACGCAATCCACCTTCAAGCGCCTGCACCAACTCATCAGGATCAGCGCTTTTGATAAATCCGCGCCGCGCCATTTCTTCGGCCATCAGATCAGACGGCACGCCGCCGCGTTGCACCAGTCCACTTGATCCGCTGCCCCGGTTCGTCAGGCTTGCGAGCTCGCCGGTTCCGTCCGCTTTGATGCCACCCATCTTGCGCACCGCTTGTGACAAAGTGTGACCTTGCGCCGCTTTTGGGCTTACGGCTTTGATAGTGTCGGTGCCGATGCGCTCCGCTTCCGCCAACGCCTGCGCAGCTTTCCCGCCGTTACCGAACGTTCCTTCCCCCAAAAACTTAGCCTGCGCCGCTTTCATGGCGTCAATCGGCAACTCAATCTTGACCTCTCCGAAAGGATCAACCCCTTCAAATGCCGCCCGTGTCCGCGCTGTAGCCCCTTTTTCCAGCGAAGGGATAACCCGGTCATACACAGCGCCAAATGCTTCCCGCGCTTCCGGCGTTGACCCAGCAGTCGGCGCAATCCTTGACAGCGCTGCTCTGCGCGCCTCTTGTTGCTCCAAGATTCGCTTAGCAATTGCTACCTGCGCCTCCGGGCTTGCCGCATTCAATGCGCGCTCAAGCGAAGCAATCCCGGGATTCCCCGCCGCCTGCCCGAGCGTCGGAACGCTGCCCGGAACAATCTCGCCCATCACGGCCCGAGCCTCACCCGGAAGCGCCGGTCCGACAAACGGAGCAGACGATTCCCGCAAGCGACTTGCTACCGCTGGCGCATCGCCCCCGGCAACCTTCTGCAACAGTCGCCCGAGGATACGGTCTTGCCCTGCCTGATAGAACGGTTCCGCCGCCGCCCTGGCGCTTTGCAGCCCTCGTATAACCGTAGGCACCGCTGCCGACGCCACGCCGCCCAATGCCATGTTGCCAAGCGTTTCGCCGGTACTGGTCGAGGGTTGCACCAACCCCATGCCAGCACCAAGCGCCGCAGCGCCGCCAATGGTCCGTGGAGCCATCAGCGCGTTGCCAGCGGCATTCAGCGCCGGCGCAGCGCGTGCCAGTGCCGGAACCATCGAAAGCCCTTTGGCTGCCATGCCGGGCGTAAGCGCCATTGCGACATTGCCGCCGATGTTCCCGGCGATGCCTGCGCCGGTATCCATCAGCGCAGCATCGCGCTTGCGGCTTTCCGCCACATCATCCCGCGAGACAAGCCCAACCATTTGCCCGAGGCCGCGCCCGGTGTCAACGATGGCTTTGCCGACGCCCGCCGCCGCCTTGTCAAAAAAGCTCATGCCCGTTGTTGGGTTCAGCGTTTCGGCGTTCAGGTTGTCCGCAATGGGAGCGCGAACCCTGCGAATTTCCTTGGCAAGGATCCGAGCCGCCTGTGCATCGCCCGCCTTGTCAGCGGCGATCAGCGCGCGGGAAAGTTCGTCAAGCGTCGCCATTTAGCCCCCGTACTTTTTCAACAGCGCTTCAATTTGCGGATCGGCGGCGCCAGGGTTAACCGCGCCTTGTTGCATTGGTCGCCTCCGCTGCGGCACTTCTTGCATGATGCCTTCCGCCGCAATCTTTCGGTTTGCGGTCTTCTGCGCAATGACTTGCGGAGAGTCGCCCACTTGCGGAAAATATTGTTTCTCTGCGTTGTCAAATTCAGACGGCGAAATAACCGCGCCCGATTCACGCCGAAGCACTGCATTGATGAAATCTCGCTTGGCTTGAACTAGGCTCTGCTGGTTCGGACTTGCAACGGTATTGATCGCCGCGCCTACTCCATAGCCTGCGGTAGCGCCTGGAATTGCCGTAGTCACGCCTTTTTTGGACAGGTCGCCAAATATCTTTTCCGCTTCTTGCATGCGCGTTCCAAACAGCAGCGCTTTGGATTGCGAGTCCGTAAGGTCTTTGTCTCTTGGCCCGATTGGTTGCCCGCCCTGCATCGCTGGCCGCGCTTCACCCGTCGCCCGATTGACCAATACACCCCGATCAGCGTCATACGTGGTTGCGTTGGCTTCCCGGCTAATCGTGTTCGCTTCGCGGGAGCGCGAATCGGTCATGTTCTGCCCGCGCATGGTCACGCTGCGATCGGCCGCGCCTTCCTCGCGCGTGCGGCGGTCCACCTGATCCTGCCCCGGCGTGGTCAGCATGGTGACGGTCTGCGTGCCAGCGCCGGGGTTGGAAATGGCGTTGGTGTCCACGAATCGCGTGGTCTTGCCGTCGTTGATCTCTTTGTACTGTGGCAGCAGGTCTTTTGCCGCCATCGACCACCCCGCCGCCAATCGGCGGATGACATTCGGGTCGTTGCCCGCCTCTTGGATCGCGGCGCGCTGTCGCTGCGCCGATTGCACGAGTTCCGGCATTTGGAAGGCCGTCGCCATGCGCTCAAACTGGTCCACCGCCGCAAACGCGCTTTCTGCGGTTGGGTTTGCCATCACCGCCGAGGCGCCATCCTTCTGGAAGGTGAGCAGCTTGCCCAGGGTCTCGGCGCGGCCCTTGTTGATGTCGCCTTCCGTCTTGCGGTTGTTGAGCGCATCCTGCCGCATCTTCAACCCCTTTGTAGGATCAATGCGCATGACATCTTCCGGCGTGGCATTGGGATTGCCGCTAAACAGCGCGCGCAGCCGCTCGTTCGATTCAGCACCACGGCGAGCCTCATCAAGTTGCAACCCTTGCAAGTCCTGCTGGCCCATCAAGCCCTGAATCTGCAAAGCCCGACTGGCCGACTCCAGCGGGTCGGCCATCTGGAACTTCGGCTGCTGTACGCCAAGAATGATGTTTGGATTGATGGGCATGTCAGTTGTCCGGGTTGAAACTGCCACCTGCGCCGTAGATTGTGCCGCCAATGCCAGTGCCGCCGCCGCGATTCTTCAGCAACTTCTGCAAGATGTCGTTGTTCTGGTAGCCCTGAATCGCCGTCCCAATGCCACCGAACGCACCCGCCATCGCGTTGGCCTGCCCGACCCTGCCCGCCGCTTGCGCGTTGCCCATGTCGCCCGCGAGGCTGCTTCCCTGGTTCGCAAAGTTCATCCCGGCGTTCTGGTTCGCGCCTGCCGCACTCAGGCCCATGCCTGCCGTCCCGGCCAGCTTGGAATAGATGTTGTTGTTGTCGTTCGTGAACCGCCCGTAAGACTCGCCCGCTTTCGTGCTGCCGTAATCGTTGCCAAACCGGGTCAGGGCTTTAAGGGTTGCGCCCGAGTCATAGCCGCCGTTCTGGATCGCCCGCGCGTTGATCGCGCCCGTCCCTTGGTCAAGCCCGAACTTCAGCCCGTTCTGATACACCGGGTCGGCTTCCAGGTCCGCTTGCGTGAACTTGCGGGTTAGCGAGCCATACAGCGGATCGGTGCTGTCGGTCTGGTTCTCAACATCCGCCTTGGCCGCGTCATAGGCGGCTGTCCGGGCGTTCTCGAAGTCGTTCCCGTAAGGATCCCAGCCGGCGTACTCTTCGAGCACTGGCGCGAGGCGGGACTTCGCAGCATCGGCAAAGGTCAAGCCCTTCCCGCCAGCGTTCCCATTCAGCCCCAGCAGCATGGCAAGGCGCCTGCTTGCCGCTTGTCCGGTCGAGAGGAACGGCAAGTTATCCGCCCGTGCCTGCGACTGCTGCCGCGCCTGAATCTGCATCGCCTGCTGGACGGCTTCCTGCTGCGCCTTGGCTGCATCGCCCGCAGCGTCCGAGCCCATTAAGCCGCCGAGGAGTGAGCCGCCGCCTTGAATCAATGATGCTGCCGTTGCTGCGTCAATCATGGTTGCTCCTTATGCTGCCGTTCCGTCTGCCTTGATCCATCCCGGCCCCTTGTACCAAATGGGCAATGCAAGGGTCGTGTCGTAGTAATTTCGGCCCACCCAAAGCAGCGTGGTAGGCCGCTGCGCCGTGGTCCCGCTCTGTGTCATCGCCGTCAGCAAGGCGAAGATTGACGAGAAAAACGGACTCCATCCCGGCGTAGCGCTGCCGTCCGGGTTCACGACTGCGCCTTGTGGCGGCTGATTGAGCAGTGCCATCAGTTGTCCGGGTTGATCGAGGCAGACACGATGCACACCGGCACCGCGTCAGTGATTCTCAGTTTCGGCGTGATGACGCGCGGCGAACCGAGGCGGCGCCACTCCACGCGGGTTGCGTATTGCCCCTGCTGGCCCATCGGCTTGAGCATTTCCGCGCCCCACGTCTTGCCGTTGTCGCGGCTCAGGGAAAGGCCGATTTGCGGGTTTGCGCCTGGCGTGGCAATTGCACCGCCAACCAGCGCCGCCGTGCCGTTCATGGTGTAGACCTCGCCGGTTGCCGAGGATGTCAGGGTAGCCGCGCCTGCCATTGCGTCGCTTGCGTCGAACGAAGAAACCAACGTGCCGTTAATGCCGTCGTAGATTTCAACGTTGTAGATTTTGCCGGGGAACGGGTTTGACGCGCCTGCATCCTCTGCGCCAATTGCAAGTTCTGCGGTGCTTGCAAGAATGGCGGTTGGTCCTGAAATATTAGTATCCTCAAGGGTCCAGTTGACGCCATCTGTACTTAGATAAAGTCGAAATGTGCCGGTGCTAACTTCAACCGTAAACCGTGTCCAATATGCCGTGTTGTTTGTTCTTGTGCTTGAAAACAGCATTGCAACTGAGCTTCCTGCATATATCGTTGCCGCATTTAATTGCAATTGGAACCTAAACGAAATTTGCGCGCCATTAAACCTGCTAACCAACGTGCGAATAACGCCTTGCGTCCAATCTGCCGAATTTGCATAAACCCGAACGTCAATGTCGCCAGTGATATTGAGCGCAGCGCTTGCAGGAGATGATGCATAGTCCCCAACCCCACCGGGCAGGTTCAGGTATTCCGCTGGCACGTTGAACGGATTACCAGGCAATCCAACGCCGACCTCCATATCCACCCGCAAGCATTTGATGTCGATGAATTCCCCATCCGTAGCGCGGATCGTCTCCCCGATGATCTCGCGCTCGATGGTGTCGCCGTTGTCGGTGTACGTGGTCGGGCTGATCCGGTATAGCCTGCCCACGTCATAGTCAGCCACCACGATAGCCGACAGGAACGGGAACGCAAATTCACCGCGATAACGGGTCATTCCGTCAGACTTGAGCGATGACCAGAAGCCCGTCGAGCCGTCATACATCCATGTGTAGCCCGCGCTCGGGAAGGTGATGACGTACATCGCATGGCCGCCGAGCATGTAGCTGTAGGCGGTCGCGTCTGCCGTGTTGGTGTAGCCGTTGATGATCGAATCCATGTCCGGCGTGCTGATCTTCTGCGGGACATAGCCTTGAATGCGCGCAACGATCACTTGGCCCTGTGCGTTCTTCATCAGGCACGCCATCGTGTTGTCGTACTTGGCAATTGACCACGTAGCAGCAAGCCCCCATTCCGTGGCCGTGCCGGAGATCAGCGAGAACGGGAAATCCACCGCGCCAGACAAGCCCCAATACTCGGTTGTCTGCGAGCCAAGCAGCGCAAGCTGGCCGTTTGAAGTCCAGACGGCAACAATCGGATCCGGGTTCGTTTCGGCATTGGCGAAGTTGAGAACGGGCCACGTCAGGCCGTCAAATGGGTCTGAGCAATAAAACCGGCTGGAACCAATAGAGTTGACGACGAAACGCCCGCCAAGATAAGTGACCGTTGACGGGAATTGCGCTTCTGCGGGAAGCCCCGCCAGAACGTCTTGTGTGAATACGTTAGTCTGCGTGTTGTAGATGTAGCCATAAGTCCCGTCTACGATCATCACTTGCACGCCGTTGTCCGACATGGAAACGCGCCCGGTCGTGGTCAGCAGCGTGCCGCGATTGGTCGTGACCCCGGCGTTGTTCACCTCATAGAACACCCCGCGATGCACCACGAAGCACACCGACAGCGAAGGGAACTCCCTGCCGCCACGGATCGGGGTTGCGCCCAGGTCCACAAGCGGCGCCTCAAGTCCCGGTGTGCCATAGGCCACCAGCGCGGACTTCTCGCCCTGCGGACGAACCTCCGCATACATGTTGGTGATCTGCTTGGCCGTGACGAACGGCGATTTGCTCGCCTGACCAATGCCGAAAAGAGGGATCATTGCCATCAGTAGTAACCGGCAACGAATTTCTGATAGGTCGGCACGTCATTGCCTACCGGGTAATCCATCATCGTCAGCGTCTTGTTTGCCCTGCAAATGTCGGCAAAGGAATCGCTGGCAATCTTTGCCACGCGCGGGGACGCCTCTTTCCCGAACAGCGGCGCAAGCTCAACGGCGAGCATGTAGCGGAACACCTTTGCGTATCCTGGCGGGAAACTGATTGACGCCGCAGCGTCCGTGATCGCCGTCAGTTGGCCGGCAATGGAAAACGTGATCGGCACAACCCCGCTTGGCACCATCCAAAGCGTGATCTTCGACAGCGGGAAGTCGTTCACCCACAGATAGCGGAAGGGAAACGTCATCTGCTGCGTCTTGACCGGAATCTGGTTGTATTCCGCCTGCGTCATCGACGTGACCGGAAACGAGGTGTTGTTGACCACCACATAAGCCGGGTCGGTGATGATGACCGGGCGCGAGGTGTTCCAGTCGCCGCCTGTGCCGATCGTGTACGTGGCCTGGCCTGCGACGGTGTTGAAAGTCTGGTTGACTGTGGAATAGATCGCCAGTTTGCGCGTGGCGAAAATCTCTTGCAGGTCGTTGAAGGCCAGCAAGCAATCGGCGGTTTCGGCGGCGGTCAGGGTCTGATCCGTGCCAACCGCGTTGGTCAGGTTGAGCGCGCCGCGAATGACTTCCAATGCTGTAGTTGGCGACGGCATATCCGAACCTCAAAAATGGGAGGGGCCGGAGCCCCCCCAAAGTGGCAACTACTTCAAGTCGTGTAAAGCTGGCAGACGCAGCCGACAGCGGTTGTGAACGTGGTCGGCACCGTGATGGTGCTCGGCACCGTTCCGAACGTGCCAGTGCTCGAAGTGGTCAGCACGTTGACCCCGTTGGCTGTCACAAACTTCATGCTCGTCGCCGTAGTGCCGTTGGACTGCACACCGCAGAAGTAACGCCCCGGCGCCAGAAGTACCGGCGTCAGGAAGTCACGCGCCTGAAACGTCGAGGCGTTGGCAGACAGCGTGCCGGCGACTGCCGAGTTCGCCACCAGTTGCCCGGTGGAGTTGTAGAGCGCAACCAGCATGTTGTCCGTACCCACGACGGTGCCGTTCAGGACGGAAAGCCCTTTCCAGACATTCCAGTGCGGGACGAAGATTTCGCTGATGTTCAGCGTGCCGGTCACATGCACCGACGAAGCACCGGCAGCGGTCAGCGCGGCAGTGCCGAGCGGCATGTTGGGCAGGATCGATGGTCCCTGCATGACAACCGGCGTGCCTTGCCCGGACACGTGGAACGGCGCGATGTTGCCGCCCTGGTTGACGAACTGGATTAACGATTGCCCATCGACAACGCTATCCGCAAGGCCCGCCGTGGATACGGCGGTGGCGATACCTTGGGCGACAAGCGCCGATTCGGTATCGTTGGGCAACATGATAGTTGCGCCGGTCGAGAAGCCCCCGTAGGGGCGAAGAAGAGTAACGGCCATGATTGAATCTCCTGTGTGAGTGGCGGATTAGGTCAGCGTGTAGTACTTGGTCGCTAGCTCCGGATAGGTCGCCGCCCATCCGAACAGCACGTCAAGACGCATCACGCCGTTATCGTTCACGCCGTCATAAAAGTCCGTGACCTTGATCGTGAACCCGTTGTGCGTCTTCTGCGACACACGCGCGCCCATGCCATCCATTGGCTTGAACATCGGCACCATCGCCAGGGTGTACGCATCCTTGTGAAAGCCGATGTTCGTCTTGTAGGACGTGGACGCTGCACCACGGATCACGTAAGGCGCGGCAGTGGTCGGGCTGGCGGTGACGTTCTGGTAGGCGCCAGAGGTCACAATTGCCGGGCTGATGGAGATTGAGGTTGCGCCGAGTGCGGCATCAGCAGTCACCACGAAGTCAGCCGCAACACCAGTGTCCTCGCGGGTCTGCGGGTTCACCGAGTTGACGCCGGGAAGCTGGATCACAGTTCCACGGGTCAGCGTGCCACCGGCAATCGCAACCACGGTAATGGTCGAGCCGGTCTGGTGGGCGCCGTTGATGTTGGTCGCTGTCGCCGCGCCGTTCGTATGGGTCGAAACCGCTTGATCCATCATCGGGTGCAGACCGAACGCATCTTGCATGTAGCCGGTGCGGTATTGCCCGTTGATCTTCTCGGACTGGTTGAACAGGCCGGCGAAACCGGGCACCAGGGCACCGTTGAGCGCCGGCCCCATCACGAACGAGCGCCCGCCGTCCTTCACAGGCGCCGCCATGATGTCAAGGCGGGTGTTCACGTCCGCCAGAACCTGCGTCGCGGCCAGTTGGGTCGCGGGTTGCGCGCCAGCCGCGTTCAAGGTGTTGTACGTGGCGAACTTCGCCATCGCCAAGCCCTGGCGGTCGATTTCCGACACGATAGTGGCCGCAGCGGCCATCATCTTGTTCTGGACATGCTCGGAGTTGATGGAAAGCGTCCGCTCGAGCATGGTGAACGACAAGTCACAGCCGCCTTGCGAGAGGGTCAGCGGAACAGTCGTATCAACGGATGCTTGTGGCACCGCGACACGGCCAGCGCGCCAGGTGTAACGCGAGGGGCGCTTGATGTTGATGGTTGTCCCGGGCTCATAACCTCGGGTCATGTTGCCGGTGAATTCGTCCTCCCAATCGCGGTTGACGGCGCCGGCAAAGGCGGAAGTGTTTTCAAGGATCGCCAAGACTTCCTTGGCGACGATGCTGGAAGTGATCAGGGTGTTGCTCATGGTGGGATCTCCGATTCAGGTGATCACCTAGCCCATCGCGCCCCCTGCTTACGCCTTTGCTGAATGTAGGCGTCCATGTCGTCGCTCAACCCTGCGGGCGCTGAACTGCCTTGCCGGGTGTGCTTCGCTGGTGCGGGTGGCTCTGGTCTAGATGCAAGTTTGGGCGCGGGTTTCGCGTCCTCTTCATCGCCAGCGTCGCCACCCAGTGGGGCCCCTGCTTTCGATACGTCAATACGTCCAAGTGCTGCTACCTGCCTGCGCGGACTCAATTCGATGATGTCGTCCGCTTCGTCAGGGTGAGTCGCCAGGTAATGCAGAACTTCCGGTCCGAGTTTGACGATCTCTTCGCGCGCCTGTTGGGAGAAATACTGAATCTCCGTGTTCAGGAATGCGGTCACGTCCTTCTCGAATGTCGGAACTTCGGCTATGAACTCCTTTTCGCGCTCTTGCCAATCTTGCGCAATGCGCTCCTGGCTGCGGTCCAAAGTCTGTGCAGGCTGAGTCTGCCGCGCTGCTGCCTGCTCGGCGTCAAACTTCTGACACGCGCGCAGCCATTGCGCCTCACTTGCAAAGTCCTCGAGCCGTGGTTCAGTCGGTGCGGATTTGGCCCGCACTTCCGCCAATGCCCGTTCAGCGGCTTCCGCTCGGGCTTCCGCTGCGGCCCGGGCTTCACGCTCGTGCTGTAGCTTCCGCTGGCGTCGGCTTGGCTTCTTGGCCTCGTCGGTTTCCGCGTTTTCGTCGGTCGCGTCCGGTATGTCCGTTTTCTGTTCATCCGCATCGGTCGCGGGATCAGCCTTGGCTGCGGCGCTTTGCGCGCCATCGGCTTTCGGCTTTGCGGTTGCTGGCTCGTCGGCGTCAATCAGGGGTGATTGAACCGGATCACTCAACAATTCCGCATTGATACCAGAACTTTCCATGTTTGTAAAGCCCTTTCCGAACGCCTCACGGCGTCAACAAAATCCGATAGCCTCACGGCATCTTTTGCAGGCATCCGGCCTGCGCGGTTACTCAATCGCCGTCTTCGCGTAGGGCAGCAATACGTTTATTGCTGCATCATTCGGATGGATTGCGTCATCTGTGTATCCGCTTGCAAAGTCGTATTGCCCGCCATTCGTGGTTGCGGCAGCCTGCAATATCCGCATATCCAATTGGCGAATATTTGGTGCCGCCGCATATTTGGCGTTAAACGTCTGTCGGAAGGAATCTGCGGACCCCCATGCTTTGCTGGAGAAGTTTGCAGGGCAGCCGTTTTGCAGCAACGGCACAGCGTCCGCCGCTTGGATTTCCGCAATTGCCTGCGCAGTTGAACTGGCCAGCACGTTTACCGTGGATTGCGACGGCGTGCCATCGTTCGGGCTGAACGTCTGATAACCAACTAGATGCCCTTTTCCGATAACGCCAGCCGAAATCAACGCCGTAAGACGGGCCTTGTATTGCGCCACCGTTTGACCGGACCACCCAAGGTTTGCAAACTCAATCGGCACGCCCGCACCTGCGGGCGACATTGCTGCCCGCGCTTTCCACCACTGCGACTCTAAATACCGAGCTGCCCCAACGCCCGAAATGATCGAATCACCAACGACGATCAGATTGCGAATGACGCCGCGTGCCCGATACTGGAACAACATCGGATACCATCGCACCGCATTTGCCGTGCTGGTGAAGTTGGCAGGCGTTGTGACTGCGTTCGCAACATCTTGCAACATGCAGCGATAGACACGCCCGCCCGTCAGCGTCTCATCGCGCATCCAGTCAAATGCCGCTGAGGGCGATAGTTTTGATGTGGTCGCATTTACAGACGGCGTAAATGTCCTGATATGCACTACCGGGAACGAGCCGCCATCCGTGCGGTCCAGGCTGTTTATCGGCATCCAATCCGACATGGTTAGCGTCGGTGCCTGCGCAGTACCAGCGGGAAGCGTGGTCGATGCTGCCGCAGACCATGTGGCCGCGACAAACGTGTCCATCGTTACAGTTGTGGATGATAGGTCTGCGCCAAGTGTGGCAGACACCCCCACGCCAGCATATACGCCGGTTATATCCACCGCGTGCGAGTTAAAAAGCCCAATCCGCACAGCATCAAAATGCGCTTCTGTGACCGTCTGAACGTGATAGTTCCTGTTCACGCCCATTGATGCCGTATCCATGAACCCGTACTGGCATTTGGTGGCAATGTTTGAACCTTGAGGCGCTTCAAATCTGCGAATCGCGCTTAGATTCCCCGCCAACCCGACGATGTTGTCGGAGGCGTCGCGCGAATAACCCGCATCCACCGGATAAAGCGCCGTCCCTGTGGTCTTGTATG